AAATTGTGGGACGGTAAGATACGACTATTGGATCTACGAACAAATCTCATGTACTATGGTCTGATACCTTACATTGAGAAGTTTTGTGCTGAGAGAAACTACAGTATATATTTTGACAGCAGTGTAAATTTAAAAGATAATTTCTCAGTTAAAGAAGCACTTGATTTCATTGAGACATTGGGTCTGCCTGATACATTGGAACAGAGAGAATACCAGTTGACGGCGTTTGTTCATGCTATTAGGAATCGCAGGGTGCTACTCTTATCGCCCACCGCATCTGGTAAATCTCTTATCCAATATCTTATTCTACGATACATTCAAACAAAATGCAAGAAGGGTCTGTTAATTGTGCCTACGACTTCGTTGGTTGAACAGATGTATTCCGACTTTAAATCATATGGTTATGATGTGGAAAAGTATTGTCATCGTCAGTATGCAGGTAAAGAGAAAGTCACAGACAAGTTTCTTACAATCACCACTTGGCAATCTATCTACAACAATGAACCTGAATACTTTGAACAGTTTGACTATGTTCTAGGTGATGAAGCGCACAACTTCAAAGCAAAGTCTCTTGCTACAATCATGAGTGGTTTAAAAAACACCATGTACAGAGTTGGTTGTACAGGCACACTTGATGGTACAAAGACACATAAATTGGTACTTGAAGGTTTGTTTGGACCGGTGCTGAAAGTTACAACAACAAAAGAGTTGATGGACAACAAACAGATTGCAGACTTCAAAATAAAATGTCTGGTGCTTAAGTACGCTGATGAAATTTGTAAAGAAAGTAGAAGCTGGGACTATCAGAAAGAACTCGGCTACATAGTTCAAAATGAACAAAGAAATGCTTTCATTAAAAACCTTGCACTGTCATTGAAAGGTAATTCTCTGATTCTGTTTCAACTGGTTGAGAAGCATGGTAAGAAACTTTTTTCGTTAATCGAATCTGAAGCCAAAAATAGAAAAGTGTTTTTCGTTTATGGCAATACGGAAGTTGAAGTTAGGGAGAACGTAAGGTCGATTACTGAAAAAGAAAATGACGCAATTATAATTGCTTCTTATGGTACGTTCTCTACGGGTATTAATATTCGGAACTTACACAATGTTATCTTCGCAAGCCCATCTAAATCAAGAATTCGTAATCTACAATCTATCGGTCGTAGCTTGAGAAAAGGTGACAACAAAACTGAAGCAACGCTATTTGATATTGCAGACGACTTCAGAATAGGCAAACATATCAATTTTACCTTGCAACATATGATAGAAAGAATTAAAATGTATGACGAAGAAAAGTTTTCGTATAAATTCTACAATATAGAGATAAAGAATGGTCAAACAAACTAAAATTCTAAGACTTAAAGATGGTGAAGACATTATGGCCAGCTTTATTGAAACGCCTAATCATATGTTGATACTAGAAAATCCAATGACGGTTTTCTTTAAGAGACTAAGTATTTCTAAATCCATGGTCATGATGAGTCCTTGGTTACCAATTGAATTAGTAAATGAAAACATTGTTGAAATATACAGTCATGATGTCCTCACCTCTTTTGAACCTAAGAAATCACTTATTGAATATTACAATAAAGCGGTTGAAGAAGCAAATGAAGTTATGCAACAAAGTGAAAGATTAATTGATGAAGCACTTTTAAATGAAGCAACTGATGAAGAACTTGATGATGCTATCTTGGACGATTTGGATGAAGAAATAAAGAGTGTGTTGGAAAAATCAACACCAGGTATCAAAAAGAAATTAATACATTAACATCATAGGCAACACCGAGATTGTAAGTCACAACACAAAAGCTTGTCAAGTCTTTTTTTAGGAAATAATGAATGTCAAAAACAAAACACTATGTTAACAATGCCGATTTTTTACAGGCATTAATTGAATATAAACAAAACTGTCAGATTGCAAGGGAAGAAAACAGAGAAGAACCGGTAGTACCCAATTACATTGGAGAATGTTTTCTTAAGATTGCAGAACACTTATCTAGGAAACCAAACTTTATTTCATATTCTTTCCGAGAAGAAATGATTTGTGATGGTATTGAAAACTGCATCATGTATTTCCGAAACTTCGACCCAACAAAGTCCACAAATCCATTTGCCTACTTCACTCAGATTATTTACTTTGCATTTCTACGAAGAATACAAAAAGAAAAGAAACAACTGTACGTCAAGTACAAAGCAACAGAACAATTCGGTATTCTTGATGAGGCGGGACTTTTCGAAGACTCTGATGGTAATGTTAAACAGTTTGTGCTTTACGATAATATTTCTGAATTCATACAGACATTCGAAGAAAAGAAAAAGGCAAAGAAAAAAACCAAAGCAAAAGGCCTTGATAAATTTATCGAAGAAGACATTCTAATTGAAGAATTGCCTGAAATTCTTGAAGAAATACCTGACAAACTTTAACTTTTGGAGTATACTATGTTAGTTTTACCTGATGAGATGAATGGAAAACCAGTAGGGTTCACTTGCTCAACATTTGATTTGCTTCATGCTGGACATATATTAATGTTAGCCGAAGCAAAACAGATTTGTGATTACCTTATTGTAGGACTTCAAATTGATCCATCAATCGATAGAGAAACCAAAAACAAACCTGTACAGTCTATCGTTGAAAGATATGTTCAACTGAAGGTAGTCAAGTTTGTGGATGAATTTATCGTCTATCAAATCGACAAAGACCTTGAGGACTTGTTGATGTTCTTGCCTATTTCGATTCGAATTATCGGTGAAGAATATAGAGACAAGCAATATACTGGTAGAGAAATTTGTGAACAAAGAGGAATTAAGATATACTACAACGAAAGAAAGCACAGTTTTTCAACAACAGAACTGCGTAAGAGAGTTGCAAGTAAACCTACACTATGAAGTTGGCACTTATAAATGATACTCATGCCGGAGCACGAGGAGACAGTCTGCTATTCAACGAGTTCTTTTTTAAGTTTTGGGAAGGCACATTCTTTCCTTACTTGAAAGAGAATAACATCACACACGTTGTACACTTGGGTGATGTGGTTGACCGCAGAAAATTTATCAACTACGTAATTTTGAATCAGTGGCGCAAGAGATTCTTTGCTGTTCTACAAAAAGAAAACATCACCATGGACGTTTTGGTTGGTAACCATGATGTGACATACAAGAACACAAATGAAATCAATGCGATGAATGAGTTGTTCGACCACTACAATAACATCAATGTTTTTACTGAGCCAGCATTGAAAGAGTATGATGGCTTACCCATTCTACTGATGCCTTGGATTAATTCTGGTAATTACGAACAGTCAATTGATGCGTTGAAGACTTCAGCAAGTGAAGTAGTTTTTGGTCACTTTGAAATTGCTGGCTTCGAAATGGACCGAGGCAATGTTTGCCATGAAGGACTTGATAGAAAAATCTTTGATAGATTCGACACTGTTTTGTCTGGACATTTTCACCACAAGTCTACAGATGGAACAATCACCTACTTAGGCAATCAGTACGAGATTACGTGGGCAGATTATGATGACCAAAGAGGCTTTCATGTATTTGACACTGAGACAAGACTCTTGACTTTTGTTCCCAATCCATATAGAATATTCTGCAAGATAAACTACGATGATACGGCAACTGACTTTCAATACTGGAAATCTTACGATTACACACAACACAAAGACACATATGTAAAATTGGTTGTAGTTAATAAAACAAATGCATATCTATTTGATACGATGTTGGACAACCTGTTGAAAGCTGGTGTTGCTGACATATCAATCGTTGAAGACTTCACTGAAATGGAAATTGATGATGATGTAATTGATGAGGCTGAAGACACCGTTACAATTCTGAATAGGTATATTGACAGTTTAACACTGGACATTGAGCAACAAAAATTGAAAACTTTGATGAAAGAAGTTTACATCGAAGCATTGAACACTAATAATGATAGCTTTTAAAAAATTAAGTTTTCGAAACTTCTTAAGTACCGGAAACTATTTCACCGAAATACGATTCGATGAGGCACCAAATACTCTTGTTGTAGGTACAAACGGTGCAGGTAAATCCACTATGTTGGATGCCTTGTGCTTTGTGCTTTTCGGTAAAGCATTTCGAAACATCAATAAACCACAACTTGTAAACTCGATCAACGGTAAAGACACTGTTGTTGAATGTCTATTCACTGTAGGTAAAAAA